TCTGAAGTTGTCAAGAAATTTGTATACTGTGGAGTCAACATTACCGAACTCTAAGAGTTGTTGAATGTTCTGAACAGGGTTTGCACGATATGTTTGCACCGTACCAGATGAGTTAGATGACGAACCTGTAACTGTCTCACCGATAATGAACTGTGTCTGGGATGAAATGAAAAGACGTTTGTTGTCATCGACATCATCAACCAAAACCTTGGCGGTTGCACCAGAGGTCAGACCAGTGATTGTTTCACCGACTGTGAACTTGGCCTCTGAGTCTTCAAGAACAATGTTATCATCGTTCTCGTCTAGAACAAAGTTTTTGGAAGTTGTTTCCTGAACAAGATAGTTGTTAACTTCACTGAAAGTAATCTCGGCACTTTCCATGAACTCATAGTAAGACCGAACAAACTGCGAGAATACAGGATGGTCTGCCTGAATGAATTCAGGTAGTTGAGTACCAATCAGTGGTGATAGTTTATTTGTTAACGTATTGTCATCATGCGACATTATTAGTATCCACTACTTGTAGACGAAGTTGTGGAAGTGTATGAACTTGATGTTGTGTAACCAACTCCAGCAGATGCACCACCACCAGCAATCGTATCTTCTCCAGCCGTCACAGTTGTATTCGCATTGTCCAACTGTAAGATTTGATTTCTCACTGCGACCACATCATTTGATTCTGGTGTCACAACAAGACGAATTTTTGTAGAGGTTGCACCGTCCACATTTGATATCGAAGTAATATTTAATGCAGTCAGAACAATCTTACCTGTTTCATAATCAATAGTACCAGCAGTTTCATCTTGATATGTGATTGTTGTTCCATCAGTATAGTAGAACAAACGGATGTTGCCTTGACCATCATCGTTCAAGAACATCTCATTATCGTTACCAGAAATCTTAAATCCTGTCGAAGAAACAACACCACCCATTGCAGCGTTGTGTCCACTGTGTGGATTGTAGATTGCGTTGTTAAATTCTAATTCATACTTTGTGGACGAGTTCAGTGTTGGTGTCACAAACTGAGAAAGCTTCAGTGTCGTAATATTGGAAAGAATTGAATCATCAACATCATCAATCAGACCAGTAACAGCCGAATGTCTAAACAGTCCATCAAAGACTTGCAGATTGTTTGTGTCATAGTTGGTCAGTGCAGTACGAACATTACTTACCAAAGTCTCTGATGTCTTTGTTGTATTCTTCTTGTTGTATTTGAAGTTGACATTCAGACGAATGAATGTTGTAACAGGGTCAACGATAACAGGTGTGACTGATGCAACAGTGTAAGTATTCTTGAGGTCATTGACAATCTGTTGCTTTGCAGATTCAGTAATAGCACCAGCAGTAGGAACAATAGAAATATATGTACGACCATAAACGGCAGTTGCATTATCCTCACCACCCCATACTTGTACAGACTTTGTATTTGAATATACCTTTGGAATGATGGACTTGTAATCTTCTGGGGTAACTGCACGACCTTGAGATGCATAATCTAGAGGTGCGTTCAGTTTGATTGACTGAATTGATTCTGGTTCTGCACCACCAGATGCGGCAGAGACAGTTGCAGTAGTAACATCTGTAATGCCTGAGATGGTTGCAGTAGTTCTAAACCCTGTTGCACTGTTGGCCTTACCTTTGTTTGTAACCACATAGTTAAGAACAACAACATTGTTATCAGAAAGTTTCTTACCAACGATACCATCACCAAAGTAAACCTCAAACCGTCCATCGTTTGCCTCTTGCAAGAAGTAGACATTTGAATCTGATTTGACTTGAGTGATATCGGTTGCAAGTGTGTATGTAGTAAATGTAGTTGCGGCAGCATTCTCAAACACCTGAACCTTCAGTGTGGTTGTGTCTGCTCTGTCACTTGTCAGTTTGAACTTCTGGTCAACATTCTTATTGTCTACTGTGTATCGGTTCTTTGTGTAAGTACCTTCATAGATTGGAATGTTTGAGAAGGACAGAACACCATTCGATACGGCAGTTGTGTATTCTGAAACTGTGACAAACTGATATGATACATCATCAACTGATGCAGTGAAAACTGTTTCGGCAGGGATGGTTGCACTTGTCAATGCACCGAAGTTGTTCAGTGTTACATTGACATAACCGATTGGGGCTCTTGCAGAGTTTGGTGTGTAACCTAAAGTCTTTGCATGAGAGACAACAGACTCACGAAGAGATGCAGTGTCAAGGAACATTTCATTTGCAGCCATGTTCACGTTCATTGCAAGATAGTGAGTGTTGTATGCAAGAACATCTAACAGTGCATTGATACCAGAACCCTCAAAGTCATAGTCTTTGAATTCGTTCTGATTACGCATAAAGGTTTTCAGATTACCTTTGATGTCATCAAAGTCGAGTTCCGTTACATTAAGTCTTTTGTTTTCGGTAGCCATCTTATCTAATTCTCTCTAATGTGAATGATAAATCTACAAGTTCAGATGGTGCATTGTTAATATAGAACTCAACAATAACTTCATAATTATTTTCATCGTATCTTGGAATCACCTCAACTCCAGCAAGCAATGCTCTTGGTTCAAAGTTCGTGATGACATCTTCAATCTTTCTTGCGAGTGTGTTCGCAGTGAAGGGTGTCATGTTTTCAAACAAAAGGTCACGAACACCAGAACCAATTTCTGGATGAAAAGGTTTTTCAAAATGACCATACTGTACGAGATTTCGTACACTTCTCTTTACGGCAGCCACATCTGTCAACGCTGTCAAATCTTTTCTGACAGGATGTCGTGTAAAGTTTAGATTCAAATCCCTGTAGGTTTGAGCGCTACGTTCTGAATCGTTTGTTGCCTGTGCATCTCTATATGCGGAATCGACTGCCATGGGTTATCCCTTTTTTATTATTTAGTAGGTTAAGTGAGATATCCTAAACCTTTAAGTGTCTCTCTTTGCCATCCATAACTACTACGTCTTGAACCAGATGGCCCCCACTGTCTCTTACCACCAAGGTCACAGTGAATGAACATACCACCAGAACTTGATGGGAAGTATGCACCCAATCCTTTGATGCCATGTTTCACTGCAATCTCCATGAACCTCTGTCTGTCTGCAATAGAAGTATTCGTCATACGAACATCAACTGCGATACCCTGTTGGTGTAAACTCTTACTCACTCCACCAACCTTTGCGTTGTATGCTGGACTACGATATGCAGATGTGATTGTCAGAGTTCTTCCATACTCTTTCGCAATGTTCTCCATGACGGTTCTGAGTTCTGTCGAGATGCGTGGGTCAGTATGTGAAAGGAAGTTCAGAAGTTTACCATCGAAGTTCTTTGCAGTGACATCTGTGTTGTTGTCTTCATCGACCAAGTTAGATGTAGATGTGGATGCGTTCTCAAAGTCATTGCCATCACCAGTAGAAATTGGTGCAGGGTCAGTTGTCTCAATCTCAAACGGTTCGTTTGAATCTACATCAAGTCCAGCCGCAATATCATCTTCTCTACCTTGAATGATTTCTCTCGCTCTGGTATCACTCATTCCTGTTCCAGTAACACCGAATGCAGTCTCCGCTGTGGATACAGGATTGGGGTCAACCTCTGGTGGTTCTGCTGCGTCTGCAAGGTCAGTCGAACCATTGTCACCAATAAAGACTGTTGCAGAACCAGCCTCAATCTGGTCAGTACCAGCGGCATTGACATCAAAGTGTGAACCACCGCCTGCGTCACCAGTGTCGGCAGTGTCACCTTTACGGGCTGCGTTCTGAGTTGCAGAAGGAGAATTGATTTTAATATCGTCATCAGATTCAATTGACACAAGGTCAGTAACATCCAAATCATACTCACCAGTGATGGAGGTTTGTTGTCCTTCCGCAAATGTCTCTGTAACCTTCTTGGTTACACTTTCAATCTTGGTATCTTCATAGACTTCCGTAACCGCACCCTTGACATTCTCTGTCTTTGTATCTTCATAGATTTCTGTGACCGCACCCTTGACAGTTTCCTTGAGTGTACCGCCAACATTGACAACCATATCCTTATCCACGTTGAGAATATAGTTACCTTTGATGTTGGTGTTGCAGTTGGAGTCGATTGTAAGATTACAGTTACCCTTTACATATGCGTAACGTGAGCCAGCAATAATCTCATATCCATCACCGACAATCTTGAGTACCTTGTTTCCGCCATCGTCAATCTCGTAGTATGAACCACTTCTGTGTCGTTCATGAATCCTTGTACGGTTCTGCGTATCATCGAACTCACGGATGTGTCCACTCTCTGTTTCATAAACATGGTTGTATGGGTATACACCTTCATATGGATTTGAGGGTTCTGCCCAAGTCTCACCGTCAGCAGTTCCGATGTTGGAATAGATTTCCGCCTGTCTTGTTTCTGCGAGATGGTCTGTACCTGTTGCTCGTCTGTTCATATCAGACTCACCGATACGAATAGGATAAGGCCCATAAACTGCGGTATCGGTTGTGCGAGGGTCATGGAAACCGAAGTCAGGGTTTCCGTATTGTTCTGGAATGCCTGGCAATGTTCCCATAACAACTGGTTCTTGCATCGTGTCTGGGTCACGCCAGAAACCGACAACCCAACTACCCTCAACAATAAGAGGTGGGGTCTGTCCGATGCCGTTCATAGAAGAAGTTGTCGTAGGCATCATCACCCACGACCAAGGAAGGTCTTCTGTCGGAATTTTGTTTTTATCATCTGTATGGTATCCAACGCACCGCACACGAACACGGCCAAGTTTATCTGGGTCTTGCCTATCCTCGACAACACCTGTAAACCAAATGAATCCATCTCTACCAAGAAAGTTTTGCATACGTTTATTTATATGGAAAAGGGGAAGCGATTGCTTCCCCTTTGAATTGGCCTCTCCTGAGAGATTCGAACTCCCGACCCACGGCTTAGAAGGCCGTTGCTCTATCCAGCTGAGCTAAGGAGAGATTATGAGATGCCTTGTTCTTTTGCAGCGGCAAGAATGATAGGTGTCATCACCTCTTCAACTTTATCTTCCCACTGTTTCCAAGTCACCTTAGTTGCGTAACAAGTAATTCGTGGACTGACAGACCAACCAAAGATTTTCTTGAACTGTTGAGCCCGATTACCAAGACCGTTGTTGAAAAGGTCATAGGCGGCATTTGATGCTTGACGAAACTTTTCTAGATGTTTGTTCTTACTTCTGGGAAACTCACACATTCCCATCAGAGGAACTAACTCGTCAAGTTTTTCTTGAAGGTGTTTGAAACCAGAGTTGACACCCCAAGGGTTTGTAAATAATTCTTCTTGATAACCTGTATACAAATTACTCTCCCTTCAAAACAAAGTCAGGCATTGGTGGAAACTTAGTTCCCATAAGGAATGCATCGCAGATGTCGAACTCAAAGTCCTCACCTTCAATTGCAATCGTCAGTGCCAGTTCTTCCTTGGACACACCCATCTTTTCGCAGTATGCATCCATTGCTGTGTAGAAAACATCCGAACCAAAGTACTGAATAGACATTCTAGACTCCTACCATTTCCATTGCGGTTTCCATGTCAATATTGAGAGTATCGCATACTTCCTCAATTTTGTCAAGGGTTTCTTGTTCATCACCAGGCCACG